CTGGAGGATGGTATTCATGCCGTCAGGCTGACACTGCCTCGAATGTGGTTTGATAAGAAGGTCGAGAAGGCAGTCACTTCCTTGAGTATGTACCGGCGCGAACTGAATGATTCAACCGGCGAGTATAGGTCTACGCCAGTGCACGATGGTCATTCACACTGTGCCGATGGTCTGCGCTATCTATGCCTATCCATACGCGAACAAGGCACTGTATCTGGCCCATTACGCCGTGGTCTGAAAATGGTATGATTGGCCAATAATCCAGCAGGAGCGCCAGACATGGGGCTGTTAGATGATGCTAAGTCCGGCGTAAGTAAGTGGTTCGAGGAGCAGGTCGCCAAGAATAAAGCATTCAAGGCAGCGGGCGGCATGGTCAAAAGCAACCCGGCTATGGCTCGCTCAATGGGCTTATTACCCACCACCGGCTTACTTGAGCAGGAAGGCGATGCAGCGGCACGCGCAGATGCTGCTTATGGCGCACTGCGTAAAGAATACGGCCCACTCGGATTGCGGCCCGGTGATTTCGTCCCGTTCGCATCTGGCGGGTTAGCCATTGATGATGCGCGACTAGCGGCAGCAAAAGGCAACTATGGACAAGCAGCCGGATCGTTGGCTGGCGTTATCCCTGTTGCTGGCGCTGTTGGGAAGGTGGTTAGAAAGATTACGGGCGGGAAGTCGAGTGGCGTTATTGATTCGGTAAAGCGGGAGATATCAGACAGGCCTGATTTGTCGGTGGGTAAGGCAGACATTGATGTGTCGTATCGAGGAAGTCATCGCGCACCAACAGCAGAGTTCGGCGCACCACTAAACGACATGACTCGCGGAATGTACCCCGATGACTTTTACTCGCAAAATGGCCTTAGGTACTATGGGTCTGGAAGCGATGGGGAGAAAGAAGCCTTTGCTATCGCTCAAAAAGTTCGAGGAAAGCCAGATGCAATGGTCACAGCGTACCGGGCCGTGCCAAAGGGTGTTCAGTCCGAGCTTTATGCAGGAGACTGGATTGCGACAAGCAAGGCGTATGCAAGGCAGCACGGCGAGAGTGTCTTAAATGGTGATTACGACATAATCAGCCAAAAAGTACCAGCCAAGCATATTTACACAGATGCCGACTCAATTAGCGAATACGGCTACGACCCTACCGGCCTCGGCCTCACAGGCCAATCCGGCCTCCTAAACCCAGAAATAACAAAGGCCACAAATCGTGGGCTTTACCGTACAATGCTAGACGATGAGGAAGATAAACCCTCGTTCCCATACGGACTAATAGGCAAATAACATGGCCCAACTACCAGAAGACTTTGAGCACACGCTAGCGGCCATGTTGACGGACGCGGTAAGTTACATTGATGAGGAAGTTAGCCCTGGCCGCGCCAAGGCAATGGAATATTACCGAGGCGACCGTTTTGGCGATGAAACTGATGGCCGGAGTCAGGTAGTCTGCCGTGATGTGCATGACGTGGTGCAGTCCATCCTGCCGAGCGTGCAGCGTACTTTCTTTGGAGGCGAGCGCGTTGTCGAGTTCCAGCCTCGGACGCAAGAGGATGTAGCCGCCGCTGAGCAGGCGACCGACTATGTGAACTTCGTCCTAGATCAGGACAATGATTGGTACAGTCAATTCCGAGACTGCGCTGTCGATGGCCTGCTATTTGGCGATGGCATTGGCAAGGTATGGCATGAAGAAGAAGAAGACGTAAGCGTTCAGCAGTTTCAAGGGCTGGATGAGCAAGGCGTTATGGTGCTGGCCGGTGAAGACGGAGAGTTACAGGTCGGCCAAGCAGCAGACGGCACGTTCGATGCCATCCTGAAGCGGGAGATTACCCAAAAGCGATTCAGGGTTATGGCCCTGCCTCCAGAGCAATTCCTTATCGACCGCCGCGCCACTGATTTTGATGACGCTGAGATTGTGGCGCATCGGTGCCATCTTACGGTCAACGAACTCGTATCCATGGGGTATGACCGTGAGGAGATGATGGAGTACGTTGGCGACAGCGAACTATCCACGAATGCTGAGGTAGTTGCACGGCAGCCTAATAACGGTATGTCGGGCGCTATGTCTGCCAATGAAGGGATGCAGAAGGTCATGTACGTTGAGGCGTACACGCGCTACGACTTGGATGGGGACGGCATAGCCGAACTGCTCAAGGTCTGTACGGCAGGGCCAGGGTACGAGATTCTAAAGTCAGAGCCAGTCGATACCATTCCGTTTTTCAAGCTGTCCATGTCGCCAAACCCTCACGCTTTCTTCTCTGAGGGGATGTTTGACCGCCTATATGACGTTCAGCGTATTAACAGTCAAATCCTACGGCTAACCCTCGACAGCCTCGCCCAGTCTATTTCCCCAAGGCTTGGCGTTGTTGAGAATGACGCAAATATCGAGGATGTGCTGAATAATGAGATCGGCGCAATCATCCGTATGCGGACACCTAATGGTGTGTCCAATCTATCACAGCCGTTTAACGGGCAAGCCGCTTTTCCAGTGCTGGACTATATGCGCCAAGTCAAAGAAGCACGCACAGGCATTACCGGTGCTTCTATGGGCGTTGATGCGGCGATGCTTGGTAACGTAACCCGAGAGGTGGCTAATGCTGCCATTGCGAGCGGACAAGGCCAGATTGAGCTAATCTGCCGGAACTTTGCCAATGGCCTAAAGCGTATGTACGCCATCCTGCTTGAATTGATGGTTACAAACCAAGATCAGCCGCGCATTGTCCGCTTACGCAACGAGTTTATCCCTGTTGACCCTCGCCCTTGGAACGCCAAGATGGATGTGACAATCAATGTCGCACTATCAGCAGGCACTACAGAGCAGCGATTGGCGATGCTTCAGTACCAGTGGGAAAAGCAGAGCGAGACGTACAGCGCACTTGGCCCCAACAACGGAGTGGTGACGCTTGGGCAGATTCGTAACACGATGGCCAAGATAGCCGAACTGGCTGGATTCAAGGATGCGGCTCAATTCTGGATGCCGGTGCCAATGGATTATGATGTTCCACAGCAGCAAGGCGAGCCACAGACTGACCCTAATGCTGAAGCGACCAAGATGCTGGCACAGGTCGAACAAGAGAAAGCACAGATACAGGCACAGTCTGCACAGATGAGAATTGAGGCCGAATTGTATGCTAAGCAACAAAAGCTAGACCATGATGCAATGGTGCAGGCGGCTAAGATACAGAATGAGCAGGCCAAGCTAGAGATGCAGCGCGAGCAGATGATGCTTGAACTTGAAATGCAGAAGGCCAAGCTGTTGCAGCAAATGGCCAAAGATGAGCGTGATGCAATCCAGAAGGCATACGATGCTGAGGCTAAGAATACGGATCAAAGCCAGCTAACACAGGCGGTACAGCAGCTTGGTGCAATGATGGCTGAGATGCAGGCCAGACAGGCAAACATTGAGGGCGCTGTCGGGTTTATCCAGCAAGATGAGATGGACGACTAAAGAACTCGGGGCTTCGGCCCCAGAGCGTTCGCAATAACGCGGGCGGCACACACAAAGGTGATGATATGGAAAAGGAAGAACAAACTGTCCAACGCGGCTCTGAGGCGAGACAGATTCTTCAGAGCCAGGTGTTTATTGATGCGTTCAAGTCGCTAGCCGACAAGTACGTTTACGACTTTCTCAACTCAGCAGAGCCAGACAGCCAGTTGCGCGAGCGCATATACATCAAGGCTAAAGTCCTTGAGGAGCTGCGCTACGAGCTTGGAATCGTTGAGCAGCGAGGGGTAAAAGCCGAAGTAGACATTAAAAACCGCCGCCATCGCGCAGCACAGAAATAGGTGATATTATGACCACTGAAACGACTCCTAACGGAAGTTTCGATGCAACAGCCGCCATGATGGGTATTCTATCTGACGAGAGTCAGGAAGTAGATGAGAGTCAGGCCAAGACCGATGACGAGGCAATCGCTACTGACGAGGTAGATGATGAGGCCGAATCAGAGGAAGAAGTAGACGAAGGTGATGATGAGCCGGCGCCGGTATCCAAGACATTCAAAGTCAAAATCGACGGAGAAGAAGTCGAAGTACCGGAAGACGAGTTGTTAAAAGGCTATTCGCGCACCCAAGACTACACGCGGAAGACACAGCAGCTTGCAGAGCAGCGTAAAGCAGCCGAGCAGGAATATGAGTCTGTACGCAATGAACGCGCTCAGTACGCGCAGTTGCTAGGGCAGTTAAGCGCCAAGCTAGCCGATGAGCCACAGATTGATGAGAGCTTGCAGTACACAGACCCGATTGCATACGCCAAGCAACTAAGTCAGGTCTTCCAGTATCAGCAAAATCGTCAGGCAGTGGAGCAGGAGCAGCAGCGATTAAATAGCTTACAGCAGCACGAACAACAGCAGCAGATGCAGAAGTATCTGGCCGATCAGCAAGAGGCTCTAGCGTCCTTGATTCCAGAATGGCTGGACAAAGACGTAGCCAAAGCAGAGAAGGTTAAGGTACGCGAGACTGGCAAGGCTTATGGGTACAGTGATGAAGAACTATCACAACTCTATGATGCCCGCGCCGTGGCTCTTATGCGTGACGCTATGAAGTATCGGGATTTGGTTGCGAAACGTCAGGAGGTGAAGCCTAAGGCCACTCCGGTCGTCAACGCCAGACCCAAGACTGTTGGGAGCGAGCAGAGCAAGATCAAAACACGCTTGGCAAAATCGGGCACAGTGCAAGATGCTGCCGCCTACTTCAAAACTCTTTTATAAAGGAATACCGTCATGGGACAACCTACAAATACCTTCGATACCTACGATGCAAAAGGCATCCGCGAAGACTTGGCCAATGTTATTTATAACATCAGCCCAGAAGAAACCCCGTTCATGTCCAATATCGGCAAGGGTACAGCCAAATCGACGTACTTCGAGTGGCAGGAAGACGCGCTAGCAGCCGCTAGCTTGTCCAATGCCCAGATCGAAGGCGATGATGCTATCGCTGTTGAGCCAACGCCGACCGTTCGCATGGGCAAC